GTGGTGTTGTATGGGTAGTGTATGACCCAGTATTTGTAAAAGAAACTGTGCAAATGGAACAAATTAACGAAATGGGCGAAAGAGTTATAATTGAAGTAGAAGAAGAAAGAGTAGCTGAACAACGGTGTTATTTTGATTATGTGCATTGGGAAGATTACAGAGAAAATCCAGCAAAAAGACCAGAAGATGTAAGTTGGAAAGCTAGAAGGCATTTATGGACAAGAGACCAACTTAAAGATAAAGGTTTTTCTAATGTAGAAGATATACCATTAAATTGGTCGCCTGATTCTGACGAAGAAAATTATGAAGCAGAAGAAGTATTTAAAAGGGCAGAAATCTGGGAAATATGGGATAGAGTAAAATACAAAAGATATTATGTAGCTAGAAATTACGATAAGATTTTAAGAGAAGATGATGACCCTTATGAATTACAAGATTTCTTTCCTACTCCTACACCTATGATAGCTGTAAGAACTAATGATACAAGCGTTCCAATACCAGAGTTTACATTGTATCAAGACCAAGCAGAAGAATTAGATAGAGTTACAACTAGAATATCAAATCTTATTGAAGGATTAAAAAGGCGTGGCGTATATGACGCAAGTGTGCCTGAATTATCACATTTAGCTAATGCAGGAGATAATGATTTTATACCATCAGAAAACTTTAGTTTACTAGCTCAAAAAGGTGGTTTATCAGGAGTATTCCAACAAGAAGATATATCTCCAATAGGCATGGTATTACAAGGATTGTATCAACAAAGAACTCAAATATTAGAAATAATATACGAGGTTACTGGTATATCAGATTTATTAAGAGGTAATACAAAAGCTAGTGAAACAGCTACTGCACAACAATTAAAAGCACAATTTGGTAGTATGCGTATGCGTAAAAGACAAGAAGAAATAGAACGCTATATTAGAGATTTATTTAGAATAAAAGCTGAAATAGTAGCAGAGCATTACGAACCAGAAATATTACAGGCGATTACAAATATACAGGTAACACCTGAAATGATACAAATTATGCGTGATGACAAGTTAAGAGAATACAATATTGATGTAGAAACAGATTCTACTGTATTTACTGATGAAAACGCAGAAAAACAAACAAGAATAGAATTTTTACAGACAATGGGTGCGTATTTAGAAAGAGCAATATCTATATCAAATGCTAATCCTATGCTAACTCCTATAGCTTTTCAATCTTTAAGATTTTTAGTAGGAGCATGGAAAGTTGGTAGAGATTTTGAAGAAATAATAGATCAAACTGAACAACAAATTATGCAGCAAATGCAGCAACAAATGCAAGCACCACCACAACCTAGCGAAGCTGAAAAAATAGCACAAGCTAAAATACAAGGTGAGTTAATGCGTGAGAAAATGAAACAAGAAGGTAAATTAGCTGATATTCAAGCAAAATCTGGTGCAGAAATGACTAAAATACAGTCTGAAGCAGAACTTTCAAGAGAAAGAAATGATTTAAAAGAAGATTTAGCTTTATTAAATACAGACGTTAAATTAGCAGAAAAGGCTATGGAATGAGCTATTTAAAAAATTATGACAATATAAATTGGTCAGGCGGTAAAGAATACCAAAATAAAAATAAACGTAGACGTGGTAAATCTTTACAAGTAATGTCTGATATAGAAGAATTTGTTAGTCCTGTCGATAAATCTGTAATAGGTAGTCGTTCAGCACTAAGAAATCATGAAAGGCGACATGGTATTCGCCAAATTGGTAACGATTGGTCAGGTTCTGAACGAACAAGTAGTGCAAAACCTGATAATTGGCAACAATAAGAAAGGTATAACATGGCAGAAGAAAGCACTCCTGAAATACAGGAATCAGCAGACGAGCCAATGAGCTTAGATGCTGTATTGGAAAGTTCAATCGGTGAAGCTCTAAAAGAACCTGAAGTATCAGAAGATAATCCTGTTGAAGAAACGCAACAAGATACTATTGAAGATATTACAGTACCAGAACAACAAGAAACTTCTCCTGAAAAAGAAGAAGATGACTCTGACAACTTGGATCAGTTAGCTACTGAACAAGAAGATGACCAATCAGATTCGGAAGATTCAGAAGAAAACCCTGACAATGTAGAAGCGTCTGAAAATTCTACGGAATCCAAATTAGAAGCTCCTAAAAATTGGTCAGATGATGTAAAAAAGGTGTTTGATACTTTACCAGCAGAATCACAAGAATTTATGATTAAGCGTGATAAAGAAATGACATCTGATTACACCAAAAAGACACAAGATTTAGCGGAACAACGCAAAAATATTGAAGCATTAGATAAAGTTTTACAGCCAGCTAGACAAAATATTCAAGCAACTGGGATAGGTGAAGCAGAATACATATCTCGGTTACTTAATGCAGACCAAGCCCTGAGAACAAATCCAAAAATGGCACTTCGACAACTTGCACAAGGTTACGGAATAAATCTGTCGTCCTTAGAAGATGAGAGTGAGTCTTGGAATGATCCAGACCCACAATACGCCCAATTAATGCAACAAAATCAGCAAATTATGGCAGAACTCAATCAATTTAAACAACAAAATATGCAATCAACAGTTGCACAAACAGAACAAACAGTTGAGCAATTTTCAACTAAAACTGATGCAGAAGGCAAATTAGTACACCCACATTTTGATAAAGTTAGAGTTAAAATGGGTAACTTAATAGATGCTGGAGAAGCAAAAGGATTAGATGATGCTTATGCTAAAGCTGTTAGACTTGATGATGATTTATATGCAGAAGCACTTAAAGCATCTCAATTATCTATAAAAAAACAAGAGGATTCTAAAAGAAAGAAAGCAGTTGAAAAAGCTAGAAAAGTAAAACCTTCTGCTTCTGCTAATCCTCCTAAAGGTTCTGTTAAAGCATCTGATTTGGATAGTTTGTTAATGACAAATATTGAGGGTGCAGGATTTGGTGCTTGATGCAAGGGTTAATTTTAAAATAGGGAGCAGATAATGGCATCTCCAAATAGTACATTTACAGATATTGTTACCACTACTCTTGCTAATTACAGCAGGACAATGGCAGACAATATCACAAACAATAATGCTTTACTTCGTTCAATAAGCGAAAAAGGCAACAAAATTGTATCAGGTGGTAGAACTATTGTGCAAGAACTAGAATATGCAACAAATGGTACTGCGAAATGGTATAGTGGCTACGAAGTATTAGATACTTCAACAAGTAGTGTTTTTACAGCAGCCGAGTTTAATTATAAACAATTAGCTGGTAATGTTGTAATTTCTGGACTAGAGCAAGTAGAAAACTCTGGTAAAGAGCAAGTATTTAACTTACTAAAATCCAGAGTTAAAAATCTTGAAAAAACACTTAAAAATACAATGGCAACTTCCTTGTATGCAGATGGAACAGGAACTAATGGTAAAGACTTAGGTGGTCTACAACTTACAGTTGCAGATACTCCTACTAATACTGTTGGTGGTATTAACGCTAATACTTACTCTTTCTGGCAAAATCAAGTTTATGATTTTACAACATCTTCAGCAGGTGGAGCAGTAGCATCAGCAACTAATATACAATCAGGTATGAACTCTGCATGGTTATCAACTATCAGAGGTGCAGATAAACCTGACTGCATTGTTGCAGATAGCAACTATTTCCAGTTTTACTGGGCATCACTACAAACTAATCAAAGGTTTACAAGTGATGATAAAGCAAGTGCTGGTTTTATGAACTTAATGTTTATGAACGCACCTGTTTATTATGACGATCAATGTCCAGCATCTCATATGTATATGCTGAATACTGATTATTTATTCCTTCGTCCAGCTAAAGGCAGAGAATTTACTCCTTTAGGTGAGAAGGCTTCTGTAAACCAAGACGCAATGGTATTGCCAGTAGTTTGGGCAGGTAACATGACTGTTTCAAATCGTGCAAGACAATGTGTTCTTAAAAACTAATTAGAAGGGAATACTATTATGTCTTATATTATAGGAATGGACGTAAGCGAAGTAAGTGATACTCCAACACATAATCTTGGTCAAAAGGGAATGAATGATGATGGTAATACTTACAAATATGTTCAATATGATACTGGTGCAGGAAGTGTTGCAGCAGTAAGTGGATATGTAGCTTACTATTATGCACCATCTGGTGCATCTGCTGGTGCAGTAAATGTTTGCACTAGTGATTTATCTGACTCAAATGAGGTAGGTGCTGGCGTTTTACAATCTGCTCCAACAGACGGACAATATTGTTGGATTCAGATAGGTGGAACAACAACCCTAACTATTGCTTTAACAGCAGGTGCTGATGGTGATCCACTAACAGCAACAGGTGCTACTGATGGTACATTAGATGTAACAGCAGCAGCAACTTCTCCTGTCTGTGCCTTTGCAATAGACGCATCAGCTAAAATTATAGCGTGTGCCTTTTCTGGGTAATTAACTAAGGTGGGGGGATTAAGTTCCCCCTACCATTTAAAAGGAGAATAGAATGTCAAATTTAAGAGCTAATTTTTTTAAAACAGAAGATGGTATAGATATGGTTGAATTATCAATTATAGGTGATCCTAATTCTGTAATACACAAAGTAGAACCAAGAGCAAAAGAATTTGAAAAAGATTTTCCAAGAGAATGGTCAGAATTTTATAAAGATAAAAAAATTAAAGTAAAAAAAGAAACAAATTTAGATGTTTTAGAATGTATGAATAAAAGAAAAATAGACGTTTTAAGATTAGAAGGAATTACATCAGTAGAACAATTAGCAGCATTATCTGATGGTGCGTGTCATGGTTTAGGCAAAGGCACTATAGATTATAGAAAAGAAGCTAAAGAATTTCTTATGGATAAACATGATCTTAAACCATTACAGGTAGTTGGCTCATGACATTATTAACAATATGCCAAGATGCAGCAAATGAAATTGGAGTTCCATCTCCAAATGCTGTTGTTGGTTCAACGGACACAACAGTTATACAATTATTGGCAGCAGCCAATCGAGAAGGTAAAAATTTAGTTTCTGGTTATGATTGGGAAGTATTAATTAAAGAAGAAGCACATTCTGCAATAGCCAATGAAAGTCAAGGAACTATAACTTCTATTGCTAGTGATTTTGAAAGATTTAGCAATAATACTATGTGGAATAGAACTACAGATAGAAAGTTTTATGGACCATTAAATAATTCAGAATGGCAAAGATTAAAAGCATCAGTACAAAGTGGCGTAACCAATTATTTTAGAATAAGAGGTGGTTTTTTATTAATGAACCCAGTACCTACAGTAAATGATGCTATTTATTTTGAGTATATTTCTAAATATTGGGTAGATACTACAGGTAATGGTGTAGCAGATGCAGAAAAATTTGCAGCCGATAGCAATACTACAGTATTAGATGAAGATATAATAACATTAGGTGTTATCTGGAGATTTTTAAAACAAAAAGGTTTGCCATACGATAATCAATTACAAGAATATCAATTAAAAGTATTTGAAAAACAAGCTAAAGATGGTGCTAAACCTATATTAAGAATGTCTGGTAATACTAGATTATTTTTACCAGTTAATGAGCCAGAAGGGAACTTTACTTTATAATGCCAGTTAAAAAAACAAAAGGCGGATATAAATTTGGTAATAAAGGTAAAACGTATAAAACCAAATCTAAAGCTACTGCACAAGGGCGTGCAATTTATGCTTCAGGTTATGGTAAAACAAATAAAGGTAAAAAATAATGGCTAGAAATAGATTATATTTAGACCAGTATAGAAATTATGAAGATGAAACAATGCTTAAACAGTTATTAAATCCGTACAAAGACCAAGCATTAGATGCAGTATTTGGTGTAGAGCCAGAACAAGGCAGTATGTATGATTTAGGTCGTAGTTTATTAGATAGTAATTATGATCCAGAAGGTACTTTTTTAAGTAGGGCATTAAAAGATACTCCAGAAGTTACAAATAATTTTTATGATGATGGGAAAGGTTTAGATTTAGAAGCTAACATAGTAAGTACTGAAGAAAGCGAAGCAGATAAACCTAGTGTTAAAAGAAAAGCAACTACATTTAATGTAGCTGATACTAGAACTAATACTCCTTTATACGAAATACCTAAACAAGATGTAGTAGAAGATGAAGAAAAAATGAGATTAATTAACGCATTAAGAGGTTTTTAATAGATGGACGAAGAAGAAAAAAAAAGATTAATAGACGCATTAAGAATTACAGAATTAGATATTTCTGAAGCACAAGACGGAAATAAAAGAACTATAGTAGGAGCAAGTATGGATATAGGAGATGGAAATATAATATCTTTAGATGCTGGTGAAATTAAAAATAGATATAAACAAAAAAACAATGAAAATAATATTACAGAAAATGTAAAAGAAAAAAAATATGGAGCAAACTTAAATGTAGGAAATTTAAATTTAGGTTATGAACAACAATCAAATAAAGGTAATTGGGCAGTAGATGGAAAAGAGTTTACAGGACAGGGTAATTTTAAATCCCCTATACAAAGAAGGTATAATTTAAATTATAATTTACCAATAAATAATAATTTTTCAGCTAATTTTAATGCATCACATGGAGATGTAGGATTAGGAAGAAATATGTATGAAGGTATGAATCCTTATAAAGATGAAAATGAATTTTTAATTAATTTATTGTTAAGGCGTTAAAATGGTATTTCAACCAACAGGAGAAAGTACAACAGTTCCAGCACCTATTGGTGGTTTAAATACTAGAGATGCACCTGATATGATGGAACAATCTGACGCAATACGTTTAGATAATTTCTTTCCGGGAAGTACAGATGTGTCGCTAAGAAATGGTTATACAAGCCATGCAACAGGTTTACCTAGTACAATACAATCATTGATGGCGTATTCTTCTGGTGCTACAAATAAATTATTTGCAGCTAGTGGTTCAGCTATTTATGATGTTACAAGTTCTGGTGCTGTAGGTGGTGCTGTAGTTACATCATTAAGTAACGCACAATTTCAGCATGTTAATTTTACAATATCTGGTGGTGGGTTCTTATTTATAGTAAATGGAGCAGATGCACCTAGACATTACAATGGTAGTACGTGGGCAACACCATCATTAAGTGGCGTTACTGGTTCTACAATTAATAATGTTACAGTATTTAAAGAAAGATTATTTTTCTGCATTAATAATTCATTAAGTTTTGGCTATTTACCAATAAATAATGTAGCTGGTACTGTATCTACTTTTAATTTAGGTAGTATATTTAACATGGGTGGTTTTATACAAGCTATAGGACAATGGACAAGAGATGGTGGTAGTGGTCCAGATGATTATATTGTATTTATAACTAATCATGGAGAAGCAGCAATATACTCTGGTTCAGACCCATCAGATGCTGCAAAATGGAGTTTAGTTGGTACATTTAAATTACCTAGACCAATAGGTAAAAGATGTTTTATTAATGTTAATTCAGATTTAGTATTAATATCAGAGCAAGGTTTTATGCCTTTATCACAAACATTGGTAACTGGAGAAAATTCACCTGCTAAAGCTATATCTGATAAAATAAGTGGTAGTATATTACAATCAGTAAATAGTTTTTCAGGAACTTTTGGTTGGCAAGCTATTATATATCCTAAAGGACAATATGGTTTATTTAATGTTCCTACATCTACAGTAGGAGATTTTGACCAATATGTTGTTAATGTAAGTACAGGTGCATGGGGTAGATTTACAGGTCAAAATGCGTATAGTTGGGAATTATTAAACGGAGAATTATATTTTGGTGAAAACACTAAAGTATTTAAAGCTGATGATGGCGATAGTGATAATAACTCAGCAATACAAGGAGATGCTAAAACAGCATTTATATATTATGGTGGCAGAGGTTCACCAAAAAGATTTACAGCTATAAGACCAGTTATGGGTAGTAATGCTGATTTACCAGTTAGTATTGGTTTCGACGTAGATTTTAATGATGGTACAAGTGTATATACTCCTAGTTCTGCTACTACTACTGGTTCAGAATGGGATACAGCATCATGGGATACTGCTACATGGGGTGGTACAGTACAAACACAAAAAGTATGGAGAAGTGTTGCAGATATTGGTTGGAACGCAGCCATTAGAATACGAACAAGTACAACTGCTCAATCTATTAAATGGCACGCAACAGATGTATATTTTGAAAGAGGGCGTGGTTTATAATGTATATAACAGATAAAATATGGGAACAATTATTTCCAACAATAGAAAAAGGACAAGAATTTATAACTAGAGAAGATTTAGAAAAAGGTATTGAAAATAATACTTATCAACTATTTAAAGATGATAATTGTTCTCTTGTAACTGCAAGCCATTTAGATATTTTAAGAATAGGAATTGCAGGAGGAAATTTACAATCAATAATTAAAATTACGGAAAAAGTTGAAAAATATGCAAAAAAGCGTAATTATAAAAATATAGAAATTGTTGGTCGTGCAGGTTGGGAAAAAGTTTTAAACGGATATAAAAAAGAAAAAGTAATTTTAAGAAAGGAAATACAATGAATTTTGTAAGTAGTATATTTAGTGCACCTAAACCACCACCAGCTCCAGATTATGCAGGAGCAGCGACAGCACAAGGTGCAGCTAATATAGACACAGCACGATTAGAAGGTCGTATGAATAGACCTGATGTATTTTCTCCTTATGACCAAACAGTTGTAACAGAATTACCTAATGATAGATTTCAATTAGATTATAGTTTAACACCTGAATATGAATCACAAAGACAAAAACAAGCAGCAATAGGTGGGCAATATTTAGATGTAGCAGGACAAAGATTAGGAGAATTACCTTCTGGACAATTAAATTTAGGTGCGTTGCCAACATTTCAAGGTGCAGTAGATAGAACTGGTTTTACTCCTTTAGCAAGTACAAATGATTTACAAGATTATGCTAATAGAAGTGAAAAAGCATATTATGATAGAGCGTTTAGCAGATTAGAACCATCACAAGCTATGCAAAAAAGGTCATTACATACAGATTTAATTAATTCTGGATTACCAGTAGGTTCTACTGCATATAATGATGCTATGAGCCGATTAGAAATGACGCAAGCAGATCAACTATCTGGATTAGCACAATCATCTATTGCAGAAGGACAACGTATGCGTCAAGGATTAGCAGGTGAAGCACAATCTATGCGTCAAGCACAATTAGCAGAAGCAAGTATGATGAGAGAAATGCAAAATCAAGCAAGAGCACAAGGTTTAGCAGATACTTTATTAGAAAGACGTTTACCAATGGAAGAATTAGCAACATTAACTGGTTCACCAAGCGTTGGCTCTGCTGGTATGGGTGTAGCACAAACTGGATTAAATACTCCGGGAATTTCTGTAGCTCCACCACCAATATTTGCAGCAACACAAGCACAAGGAATGAATGACGCAAATAGATACGCAACAGCACAACAAGGTTATGGTGCTAGAATGAACGCTATAGGTAATATAGCATCAGCATTTTCTGATAAAACATTAAAAGAAAATATAGTTAAAGTAGGTAAATCACCTTCTGGATTTAATATTTATGAATGGAATTACTTATGGAGTCCAGAACGCTTCAGAGGTGTAATAGCTCAAGAAGTTCAAAAAGTTAAACCACAAGCTGTATTATCTAATATCTTTGGATATTTAATGGTTGATTATAATAAACTAGATGTAAATATGGAAAAAATATAATGGCAGTTGGAGATTTTTTAAGACCTCAAAGAAGTCCTTTATCCGTTTATGATGAACAAATGGCACAATTACTACGCCAACAATCAGCAAATATTGGACCTCAAGCTATAGCACAAGAATCAGCTTTAGGATTCCCAGTAGGAACTATGACTGCTAAAATATTAGGAAACGTATTAGCAAGAGGAGCTAATAAAAGAGCTATAAATAGAGATGCACAACAAAAAAGAGCTGCTATAGAATTATTAAAAAAACCTGAAACAAATATTACGGAAAATACAGCAGTTGGAGATGTAATTTATGATCCAGATACAGATTCTTATACTACTATATCTGCTGCTCCTGTAGTAGCTGGAGTAGAAGGACAAACAAGAGAAGAATTTGAAAAAAATCAGTTAGCAAAAGAATATGCTAATTTAAAACCTGAAGCAATAACTAGATTGCAACAATCTGATGTTATAATTCCTCAGATTTTAAGACAAGAATATATTCCACTAAATGAAAGAGAAATTTTAAAACCAAGAGAATCTACTGTAGGAATGACAATACCGGGTTCAGCAGAAAACCCAAATTATATTGAAAGAAAATTAGGTGATGTTGGAGCAGAAACAGTAAACAGCAGAGAAGAATTAGCACAATTAGCAGGTTATGATGCGTTACGATTTAAAGAATATGAAAGAAATAAAAAACTAGCTGAAATGCCACAAAGAAAAATGATTGAAGTTTTTGATAAACAAAATAATCGAATACAAATTACAACTATATTTAATCCTTTAAATGGACAGACTACTTATGTAGATAAATTAAATAATCCAGTAGATATATCACAATATACCTCTACAAAGTATGATTTAGCTGGTGATGATTACCAAATTATAGATACAGATGGAACAGTATCAATAGAAAATTTAACGAAAAGCGAAGTAGCTAATTATAAAAATGCAGGAAAAAGTGTTACTGAATTTTATCCTAATCAAACTTTTGATGCTATAGCTAATAACATTAAAGAAAGAAATATTACTGAAAATCTTGGTTATGATATACAAGGGAATTTAATTAATAAAGATAATGGCAAAATTATATTAGAGTATTTTGAAGGAAATAGAGCAACTCAATCTAATAAATCAAAACAATCTATCGATACTAGAATCGATAAGACTATTATAAGTGATGAAGATGAAACAGTTGAGGTAACAGAAATTAAACCTTTTGTAATAACTGAAGAAATGCAAACAGAAATTGATAATTATAATACTTCAGAACCAATACTTAAATTAGAAAATCAATTATTACAAAAAGCGAATCAATTAAGCAATACAACAGTAGGTAGTTCAATTTATAAAACTTTATCTAAAGAAAAAGAAGATTTAGAAAATAAAATTGAAACAAAAAAAACAAATTTAGCAACAACAAAAAAAGATTATCAAACTGATGTAAATTATTTAAGTACATTTAGTAATGATGTTTATATGTATGAGAGAGATATAAACCAAATTAAAGCATTATTAAAAACAATAGAAGGTGGGCAAAGACTAGATGATACAAAATTAGCAATGTTAATGAAAGGAAAAGCATGGATTCCGGGAAGCCCAGCAAGTCAAATAGAAGAATTATTAAAATCTCTTGGAGGCAGAATATCTTTTGAAGCTTTAGCAACAATGAGAAAAAACAGTAAAACAGGTGGTGCAGTAGGACAATTAAGCGATAGCGAAAGAGAAGTTTTAGCTATGACTCAAGGTGTAATAAAATTTGAGCAAATAAGAACAACTTTAAATAGTTTAGACGATTTATTAAAAAGATTGAAAAAAGATAAAGCTAGATTTATAAATAATCATAATGATATGTTTAATACAAAATTTGAGGAAAATTTTTAATGGCTGATTATACTGACAATATAGATTTAGAACAAAAAATAAAAGATTTACAATATAATCTATATGATAAACAAATAAATAGTAAGCTAACTGTTGATGAAGAACAAACGCTTAAAGCTATAGAAAATAAAGATTGGAATAGTGGGTATATAAATAGATATTTACAAGGTCTTACAAGAGGTGGTTCTGATGAAATAATTGCGTATGGAAAATCTTTTTTAAATGATCCTAATAGAGATATATTGGCAAATGCTTTAAGACAAGGAGGAGATGATACTACTTATAGTAATTATGATCTAAATTTAGCTTTAGAACAAAAAGATTTAAGTGAAAATGCAGGAATAAGAGGTGGAATTGTTGAAGCGGGTGGTGCAATGGCACCTAATTTATTATTAGGTAGAACAAAATTATTAAAAAATGTATTAAATCCTAAAGGGTTTAAACAAAGTTTTAAAGCAGGTGGTAAAGAAGGATTATTGTATGGGTTTAACACAGGGAGAGGTGGTTTTGGTCCTCGTTTACAAAATGCAATAGAAGTAGGAGGTATATCAGCACCTTTAGCTGGAACGATAAGTACTGCTGTGGGAGCAGCAGGTTATGTAGGTAAACAAATTAAAAATCTTTTAAAAGACCCTACAAAAGTAGGTGTAAATGAAGCTAGAAAAATAATAAATAATGTTTTATCTAACGAAGGTACAACAGCTAAAGATGCTATAGATGCAGTTATAGCAGGTAAAGATACTCAAAAAATATTAGCAGATATAGGAGAAGGAACTGAATTAGCACAATTAGTAAGAGCCATTGACAGTTTAGATGTAGCCTCATACAACGAAGCAAAAAAAATATTACAAAATAGAGAAAAAGGTTCATTAGATAGATTAGTTACTTTATTTACAGGTAATAATAAACAAGGCAGGTCTGCTGATTTATTATCAGGATTAATAAAAGTAAGAAATGTAAATAGCAAAAAATGGTTTGATAAGGCTTTTTATAATGTAAATAATAAAACAGGCACTAAAAATTTAAAAATAGTTCCTATTGATGATAAATTAAATACTTTAATAAGTAGACCTGATTTTAAAAAGGTATTTAATGCAACTAAAAAATTATTACAAACAGAAGGTGAAAAATTTGATTTAAAATTAATAGATGGAGTTTTATACAAAGAAGGTAGTAATATACCTTTAAAAAATATTCCTTTAAAATTATTACATAGATTTAAAAGAGGGTATGATTCCGAATTAAATCGTTTTTTTAATGTAGACCTTAAACAAGCTAGTCCTATGCAATTAGCAGTTAATCAAAATAGAAGAGCTTTTTTAAATATTTTATATGATTTATCTCCTGATTTAAAAACAGGTAGTAATATATATTCAGGAACATTTGATATAACTAAAGCGTTTGAATTAGGACAAACTTTACCAAGATTAAAAACTAAAGGTTTTCAACAATTAATAGAAAATTTAGAACAAATGACTAAATCTGAAAAAGACGCATTTATGATGGGAGCTCAAGAAGAATTACTATATGAAATTTTAGATGGACCAACTACTGGAGGAACTTTTATTAATAAACTTAAAAATAATACAAAAATGAAAAAAGTATTAAAATTTGCTTTTACTGGTAATGCAGATTTAAATAAAAAAAGTTTAAAATTTGATAAATTTTATGCAAAACTTACTGGTGAATTAGACAATAAAATAACTAATCAAGCTGTTGTAGGAAATTCTATGACTTCTACTAATTTTGCTATACAAAAGTCTTTAACTGATAGGAACGCAACTTTTGGTTTAAAAAATATGGTAAAAGAAGCTATTTCAGGAGATCAAGGAAAATTAAATGATTTAGAAATGCAATCTATGGGCAAAGAATTTTTAAAAATTTTAACGGAAATGGACGAGGCTTCATTAAGAATTATTCAAAAAGAATTAGAAGGTGGAGCAAAATGGACTGGGATAGTAAATAAATTTCCTAGAGCTTTTAAAACTATATTAAACAGTCCTTTTAGTCCAGCAGGTGCAGCTTATTTAGGAACTCAAGCCGAAGCTATTGGTGTTCCAGAATATGTAAAAGGAGTAGTAGGAGAAGGAATTAATGCTATTCCTTTTTAATAATATAAACAAAGGAGAAAAATAATGGGTTGGTCAGGTGGTACATTTACAAGAACGAATGGCACACATACAGGAACATCAGTATGGCAACAAGATAGAGATGCTGGTACTAAGATTGTTGCTGATAGACATGATACTAATGATAATGACTTAGCAACTGGTATTAATTCTTGTATTAACAAAGACGGATCAAATGCTTTTACAGGAGCTGCCAATTTAGGTAGCCAAAAGATAACAGCATTAGCAGATGGTACAGCACATACAGATGGTATAAATGCTGGTCAGATACAAGATGGCGGATTAATATTCCAAGCTACAGATAGTGGTAGTGCAAATACTTATGCTATAGCATTAACACCAGCAGTAACAGCTTATGTTGCAGGACAAGTTTTTCACTTTAAAGCAGCAAATGCTTCGTCTGGTGCATCTACATTAAATGTTAATGGACTAGGTGCTAAAAATATTAAAAAGAAAAATGACCAAGCTATTGCAGCAGGTGATATAGAAGAAGATGCTATTGTATCTGTAATATATGATGGCACATCTTTTCAGATGTTATCACAATTAGGTACATCAGCAGGTTCTATGAGTTCTTGGACATTATCTGGTGATAGTGGTTCTAGCCAAGCAATTAGTGATGGTAATACAGTAGATATAGCAGGGGGAACTGGTATAGATACAGTTGCAGGTGCTACTGATACAGTAACAGTAAGTGTTGATAGTACGATATGTAAGTTAAATGCAGCTAATACATGGGCAGCAGCACAACAAGGACGTACATCTACTGCAAGTATTACTGGTTCTACAGTATTAGATTTTACTTATCAAAACTTTATATTAACGGCTACTGGTAATTTTACACTAGCTAATCCTAGTACAGAAGCAGTAGGTCAATCTGGTATTATAGCATTAATACAAGATGGTACAGGAAGTAGAACTATATCATTAGGAACAGATTATGAAACAGCAGGTGGTAGTGGTTTAACTATATCTACAGGAGCAAATGCTGTTGACATTATACCATATTTTGTTAAAGCGTCTGGTTCTATACAATTAGGAGCACCACAACTTGCATTTGCATAAGGAAAATATAAATGTTTAATAATGAACTATGGCAAAAACCAGCAGGTGGAGCAGGTGGTGGTTTCTATACGCATCAAATAGCTAATTCACTTAGGTTGCCTGCTACTAGTAGTACAGCAGCAGACAATAGCAGATTAACACAAACATTTGGTA